GATGACAGGCAGCACAGCTGCAAGCCCTGCACTAGCGATGGCCTTTGGGTCTGTAACCCCAGCCATATAAACGGCAACTGATGCCGCTAGGAATGAGCGCGCCCATGATGCGGCCATTGCTTTGATGTTAGTCATTTCTTTGCACCCTTCTTGAGTAGCTTCTTTTTTGGTGCAGCTTCAGATACAGCCACCACAGGATATTCACCCTTAAATGGCACATATTTAGGCCGACCAAATCCCACGATTTCCTTGCCGATGGTTCGCTGCTTAATCATCACCATGCCGCCATTGCGTTGATCGCCAGTTCCTGATGTGTTGCCCTCGATGCAGGTGATGACCTTGCCATCGATTGCTGCCACGATGCCCACATGGCTAATGCGATCTACCCCATCATGTGGGAAGTCCATGAACGCATAATCGCCTAGCTGTGGCACTTCATGCCAGCGGCCTAAATCCTTAAACTTGTGTGCGCCTGTGGCTGTGCTAACTACCGATGGTGCTTTGACTCCAGCTTGTGCGAGTACCCAGTTGCAAAATGAACCGCACCAGGGTAGGCCGTTGGCCTTTGTGAATTCTCCATATTTGGTCAGATTGTCAGGCACTTCGACATATCCAACTTCACCCAAAGCAATTGCAATTGCCTGGGGTGCTGTGCCGTTAGGGTAGATCGTGCTCGACATTGGCACATTCCCATCTGTAGTTAGTGTCATTCAATAACAATTCTGTGTGGCCGCACTGTGGCATAGGCTCGATAAATGCGTCACTTGCTTCATCGTAAAAATAACCTACACCAGCGTAGTTAAAGCGGATTTTGGCATTGTATGAAGTGCGCACGCATTTTTGGTTGCGGAATTCCCCATACCAAATTTCAGGCGTTTTGCCTTCGATAAGTTCAGTTTCATCAATGCCGACAATTACCTCAGTAACGATATTGTCCTCATCTAAAAATGCGTAATGTGCCATTATGCCCAGCTCACATTTCCTGTGCCTGCGGTAATCGTTGTGACTTTCTTGCCGCCCGTTGTTGTTGTTGAACCTGTCAAACCTGCGCCGATTGTAATTGTCAAAGTTGTGTCATAACTTAAAATGACAACACCTGAACCACCCGCAGCACCTGGCTTATTACCTGCCGAACCACCACCGCCACCACCGCCGCCACCAGTGTTGCTCGCTCCAGCTGTAGGGAATCCTGTGCCAACTGCACCATTTCCACCGCCGCCTGTGCCACCAGTACCGCCGCTGCCCTGTGGTGAACCGCCGCCACCGCCAGCATACGATGTTGATGATCCTGATATGGCTGTCGATACGCCTGCGCCGCCAAATGCTGCGCTGGCTGCGTTCCATGCATTACCAGTTGCACCAGCACCACCGCCACCACCGCCGTAGCCATTATCGCCTAAACCGCCATTGAAGCCCTGATTTGCTGTTCCTGTTCCCACTGAACCATTACGAGTTGAGCCGCCACCTGATCCACCAGTTGCGCCCGCGTTATTGCCATCGGATGCACCACCGCCACCAGCGGTTGATGTCACTGTTGAAAATATTGAATTATTGCCGTTGCCGCCTTTGTTTCCAGCTGATGTTGCACCCGAACCACCAGCACCGCAGGTGACTGTGTAGTTTGTGGATTTGGTAATTGTGATTGCAGTTTCTAGTGAACCACCACCACCAGTTGAACCAACTGTGCATCGAAGTCCACCAGCACCACCGCCTGCGCCGCCATCAAATCCACCGCCGCCGCCACCTGCTACGACTAAATAGTCAATAGCCAGTGACTGGCCTTTCATTGACGATGCAGTAATTCCTAGAATTGGACTCATTACGATAGATCGCCCAAAATGGTGAATGTGTTGCTAGCTGTGCAAATAATTGTGCAGGCTGAATATCTTGCGCGAAGCACTGGCGCAGCTGCGGTCGCACCTGTCGATGTAATAGTCACACCAGCACCGGCAGCAAATGATGTCAAGCCAACGCCGATTGATTGCACATGGATTTGATTACCCGCTGCAAATACTGATGGTGGCACTGTCACTGTTACAGCTGATGCATTTGATGTGGTGACTAGCTTGCCCAAATCTGCGGCTACCAGTGTGTAGGTAGTGCCAGTCTGTGCATTGAATGAAAGTGTGGTGTCATCCTGTTCAGTCCAGGTAAAGTCCATATCTGTATTTGATGCTTTTGACAGCACCTGGCCAGTTGTGCCGCCTTTGAGATCGACCATCGATGTATCAACGCCGCCCAAAGCTGTGCGAATTGCGGCCGCGCCATCTTTAACGAGGTCGGTGTCCGCTGGCACAGTCCAGCCAAAGTTCGTAGTCGTGGTTGGCATATCTTCTCCTTAAGCCACTATCGTGGCGCTATTCCAGTCAAGTGTATTTGATAGTGTGTTCCATGTCTCTGCGACACTTACATCATCCCATTGCATTGATTGCAAGCTGAACGCTGTAGGTGACACATTTAAGGTGATATCCAGGCGGTTATATCCAGCCCTGAAAGTCCAACCCTCGACAAATCCCTGGAAGCGACCATTGACCATATTGGCTGGCAAATCAGTGATGTCCACTGGCAAGCCCATGAACACATTGAGCAATGCATCGCGGTCGCTGTCATCGATTTCAGAATTGCCCAGGGTGAAGGTGATGGACTCAAATACATCCTGTGGCCAGGCTCTGATGCCTAGATAAAAATTTGCCTGGGCAGTGGCATCAGCTGAATTGTGCAAGGTGGTTGGGATGATGTCGGCCTGTGATCCATATTGGTCGATTGATGTTAAATCTTCAGCTGTGGTATCGCCTGAACGCCATTGAATTGTGACCTTATTGCGAAGATCGCCCAGGCGGCGAATAGTGCGAATCCCGCGAGCGAGCGCATGATTGCCACTTAGCATGGTGTAGCCATTTGTGGCAAGGTACTGGCTGCGATGGGTTGAATCTGCATACCCGATGCGGCCTTGAGCATCTTCATACAAATAGCCCAGACCTGAAGTAGCAAGCGCAGAAACTAGCGAATACATATCAGTGACATCTGAAGATCGAGCCATCAGCTCATAATCGCCAGGGCGGTCAATATCGCCCAGACCTGAATTCTCGGCATTTGCCCAGGTGGTCGTAGGTGTATAGGTTGCCCAGGTAGTTGCAGCTGGCACATCAGCCCAGGTATTGAATAGGGCAGCACTTAAAATTGTGTAAATCTGATTGCCATCAAAATCTTTTGACAACACTCCATCAGTCAGGGTTTTTGGCAGTTTTGCCAAAGCGCCTAAAGCTGTCACGCGGATAGTTTCATTGATGCCGCCTGTGCCAGTTGATGAAACTTCAACCTGGGAATCGGTAATATTGCCGCCAAAGATATTGACGAATGTACCCGATGAATCTTTGACTTTAATTTCCAGCCCATCATTGACATCGATGGTGATGGGGGTCAGATTCAGGTTGATGATTTCAATGCTGGCATATCCTGCGCGTGGCTGGCTATAAATATCGGTGCGGCCTGATACCACTGTCAAAGTGGAAAGGGTTATGTCTGTGTAATCAACCCCATTGATGTTTAACTGCCATTCGGGTGTCCACTGGGTCATAGCTTGTACGCCTGCGCCCCTAGACCACCGCGATAATATGAAGTGTTGATGACATCGACTACCGCACGCGCTACGCCTTCAGGATCACCAGCCACGCCGATGTTCACATTGTTGGTCACATAGCTTGCAGGTGCGCCGCCCAGGGTTGCAGTAGGTGTAAAGGTTTCAGGGCGGTATCCCGCAGGTGCGCCACCGATTGTCACTGTAGGCACAAGTGCCTGGCTTGATGCCGCAACTGATGCCCCTGCTCTTGCAGCTGAAGCCGCGCCACTAGCTGCGCCCGATACTGATGGCATCGCCATTGATGGAGCGGATGGGATAGAGGGCGCTGATACTGATGCGCTTGAGATTGATGGGGTGTTAAGTGTTGGCTTGTTAATCGTTGGAATGTTAGGCAAAAGCGGCACTGCGTTATAGGCGCGGATAAGCGCATTGATTCCATCGATCGCGCCACCGATAAGGAAGTTGATAGCTTTGATAACTCCAGCGATGACATCAATGATGCCGCCTGCAATTTTGCCCACGACTGTCAGCGCACCGCCTAAGACTGTGCCGATGACTGGCGCAAGGTACTGGGCGATGTAACCGCCGAATTCCTTGAAGGCCGATAAATTGTCACCGATTGAATTCTTGATGCTATTGAAGGCGCTCACTAGGCCATTCCACACTGGAATGAAAATGCTTGAGATTACCTTTGAGACATAGGTGATGTACCAGCCCAGGCCGCTCTTATCGTCAAAGCCTTTGTTCAGTGTTTCTAGAACTGGCGTAGCGACCTGATTGATAAATTTCATCAGCTTTTCCAGGATAGGCAAAAGCGCAAAGCCGATAGTCTCTTTGGCTTCATCGAAAGCAATTTGCATACGAGCAATTCGGCCTGAATATGTTTCAGCATTTGCGGCAGCTGCGCCGCCAAATAAATCTGTCAGCCTGTCCTGCACCTGGGTGAATGACATCGTTTTAAGTTCGGCAGCTGATAAGCCGATACCTAATCTGCCCAGGGCTGTGGTGTTGCCGTCATAGGCTTTGCCCAGGCTATTGGCTACCGCTTCCAGTGGCTTGCCTGTAGCTGTGGATACATCCATTGCAATCTTGAGCAAATCCTGCGCTTTTTTGACATCGCCTGTGGATAGTGCAAGGCGCTGCAAGGCTGGGCGCAGTTCATCGTCTGCCACACCAGTGGCCAAAGATTGCTGCAAGATAAATTCTTCAGTGGCTGCGATTGCGCCCTCTGTAGCCCCTGTGGCGTTCTTTAACGCTAGGGCAAGCTGTGTCTGTGCCTTCTCATCTTCGATGGCGGCTTTGACCCCATCCACGCCGATTTTGATAGCGTAAGCGCCAGCGGCTGCGGCAGCTGCGGCCAGGGCAGCGCCCACCACCTTGCCAGCCTTTGAGACCTTATCGCCAAAAGTCTCGACATCGTTTGTCGCGGCTTTGAGTGACTTATTGAGGTTATCTACATCGCCCAGGATCGATAGTTTGAGCGTTCTACTTCCTGCCATTAATCGAACCTCTTAACTATCTCGGAGAATCCTTCTTCCCACTTCTTCACGATTTCAGGCTGAATACTGCGCAA